AGATATGGCACTTCAATCAATGGATCAAATCATCAGCGCGATTACTGCAAGTCAGTTTAATCGCACTGATTGGAACAAGAACGCGTTACCAGTAACAGCGCAAGTTGCTGGTCTTTGGTATGACTTGTCAACTGGCGCTGGCAACCCGTTCCAGAACTCAACGCACGGCTCTACGGCCAACCTCGCGTTTCAGGCTCTGTCTGATACAACCACAACGACTGCCACAACAGCGGCTTTAGGTGGCTCTATCTCAGGCACAGTGTTTACTGACACAACGCATGGCACAAACCGCTTTACCGTTGGAATGCAGCTTACTGGTACGGGTGTGTCTGCGGGTACGTATATTACCTCACTTGGCACAGGTACGGGCGCGAACAACGGCGGCACATACAACGTCAGCGTTTCGCAGACTGTAACAGCGCAGACCATCACTGGAACGGCAACGCCAAACGGTCTATACACTGGCGGCGATGTAGCGCCATCAATCAAGAACGTATTGAACGTATCTGCGTTTTCAGCAGCAGCAACAAGCGCACCATCCACCCTTATGCTTGTCGATCAGGTCGCAATGTTCACGGTGTCATCTGTCACCACTACTGGCGCACAGTCATTTACTGGCACACAGACTTTGCCACGTTATGCAACAGGCGCTGGCGTACAGGCGTTTATTGTTCCATCTGTTGTTATGGGTGCGGGTACGCCTACCATTCAGCTAAACTATACAAATGCTGCGGGCACGGCTAGTCGCTTAACGCCATCCAGCCCAACGCTGCCGATTGCCAACACCACTGCGCCTGTTGGATCTGTAGTTTACTCAGGTACTGGCGCGGGTAAGGTTGGCCCATTCATACCTCTTGCTGCGGGTGATACGGGCATCCGTTCCATCCAGTCAATCAACCTGTCAGCCACAATGACATCTGGTTCGTTGGTGGTGATCTTGGCTAAACCAATTTTCACCCTGCCAATTACCACAGTCGGTGTAGCTTCTGAGCGTGACTTGGTTAACCAACTTCCATCAATGCCTCGTATTTTTGATGGCGCAAATCTTCAATGGTTGATGTACGCTGGTAATGCTACACCTATTAACTCTGCTTTTTACGGATCACTTGATGTAGCGTGGGGCTAAAATGTTAGTTGGGAATTACTCTAACTTTAACAAGCTGCCGTTGAAATACATCGGAGCTGCTGGTGTTAACAATAACGTTGCTATTCATGCTGGAAACCATAGTAGTTTCGTGCAGTCTGGCCGTGTACGTAGCCGCATGATGCAGTCTGAAACGACTGTAGCAAATGAACTATACTCCCTGCCCAATGGCAGTTATCCCTCGCTAACGTGGTTCATTCCACAGCAAACAGGAAGTATTGGCAGCAGCAATCAGATTTACGGCAACGGCGTATCGGCTGGTAACTTAGCTGGTGGTTTGCCATCTGATGCTAACCTGACAGGCGCGGGTGACATTACAAACGGCAACCTGACGCTGATTGCCCAGCTAATCGCATCGCTTACTGGTGCGGGTGACGTTACGCCGCCGCCGTCCCTGGTTGGCACATTGTTCATGTTCAGCAACCAGCTTACTGGCGCTGGCGCTGTTGCTGCTACTCTGACAGCGTTCGCATCTGTTCAAGCTGATCTAGCGGGTGCTGGCTCTCTGGCTGTTGTGCCATACGCTACGGGCGACCTATCGGCGGATATTACAGGTGAGTCAGTCTTGTCGCCACAGAGCCTTGCGGCTGCGGTTTGGAGCGCATTAGCAGCACAGTTTAACGTCAACGGAACAATGGGCCAAAAGTTGAATGCAGCATCCAACTATCAAGCTATCGCGGATGCAATCGTGGCTGCAATGAATGATAACCCGCCAGATGTGAACATTGCATTGATTAACGGGATCGACGTTGACGGAGATGGAACGGAGGCTGTGCCGTGGGGGCCAGTTTAAGTTGGGGCAATTCGTTTGGTAAAGCTTGGGGCGTAAGCTTTGGTCGCGGCGAAATCTTGGCTGGCGGCGGCGGTGAGGATTCACGAAGCACTAGAGCTAAACGCAATAGGATTAAAAGATTAGGCTTCACCAACGAACGCGCAATCTTAGAGGCATCTCTAGCTGCAAGACAGGCAAAGAATGAACTTGATGCTTTAAGTGAAAACAAGGTCGATGTTGCACAGAATGCAACAGAAGCGATTAACGACTATCTAAATGAAAAGGGCGAGGCTCAAGCATTACAGGCACAGCTTGATAAACTGTTAAGCCAATTAAGCGTTAAGGATGTCAACGACACTAACGATCTTAATTACAGTGTCGACGCAGAAGCTGCCAAAAAGGAAATACAAGAGTTCCTTGATGACAACAGAGAAGCAATTGAGGTGCTGTTGCTTGATGAGCAAAAGAATAACAGATTGCTTCTAACGATTATGGGTTTTTGACATCATTGCATTATTTGCGAAAATATGTGATGGTGTAAATATGTGGTTCCACTCTCCACAAAATTAGGGTGAGTTAATGGGGTTAAAACATGACAACGGCAGAAATGGATAACAACGACAATATAGACACGATCGACATTGAAACAGAATCCACTGAGCAAGCAGAAGATGAGACCAATTCCATCGACCTTGCTGATGATGAAGAAGATGACGAGGATGAAGTCGTAATATCTATCGGAGAGGAATCGCCACCTCAAGATGAAGAAGTTCGTGCGCCAGCATGGGTGCGTGAATTGCGTAAATCAAATCGGGAAAAAGAGCGGAAGATAAAAGAACTTGAAGCCAAGCTGAATACATCGGTAGCTGAGACTAAACCAGTTGCATTAGTATCTAGGCCAACGCTTGAAAGTTGTGATTATGATTCCGACGAGTATGAACAGAAGCTAGCTGAATGGTATGACCATAAACGGGAATACGATGCAGCCGAAGCCAATGCCAAGGCCCAGCAAGACGCTGAAGCTAAAGCATGGCAGGACAAGCTTGATTCCTATGCGAAGGCTAAATCTTCGTTGAAGGTGCGGGACTATGAAGAAGCTGAGGCTACGGCTTTGGACACATTCAACGTCACGCAACAGGGAATAGTTCTACAAGGCTCTGACAATCCTGCTTTGCTTATCTACGCAATTGGCAAAAGCACTAAGCGAGCAAAGGAACTTGCAGCAATCACCGACCCCGTAAAGTTTGCCTTTGCGGTAGCAAAACTGGAGACTCAGTTGAAAGTAACAAACCGTAGGGCGGCAACCGCGCCAGAACGCACCATTACCACAAGCGGTGGTCGTGTCTCTGGCACCATTGATTCGCAACTTGATCGCTTACGCGCAGAAGCTTTAAAGACCGGAGATTTGTCAAAGGTCATGGAGTATAAGCGCCGTAATAAGAAAACCTAATTTTTCGGAGTTAATATAATGGCTAACGCTTTTTCGAAAGAAGAAATTGTTGCCTTTGAGAATATTCTCGAAGGCTTCCATGACGCTTTGATTCTGTCAAAGAACGTCAACATCTACAACACCAATGGCGTAACGATGGAACGCGCTCGTGACACAATGTGGCGTCCGCAACCATACATCGCTCAATCGTTCACTCGTACCATCGGCACGACCATTGCTTCTAATGTTCAAACGATGACCCAGCTTTCTGTGCCTTCGACCTTGGGTTTCAGCCCTTGCTCGGCATGGGAAATGAATGCGCTTGAACTGCGTGACGCATTGCAAGAAGATCGTTTGGGCGCTGCTGCAAAGCAGAAGCTTGCTTCGGACATCAACCTTTCCGTTATGGATTTGGCTGCTGCTCAAGGCACGCTTGTTGTTGACGTAACAACTGCTGCTGGCGATTATGATGACATCGCACTTTGCGACAGCATCATGAACGAACAGGGTATTATGGCTGAAGATCGCTACCTCGCATTGTCGAGCCGCGATTATAACGGCATGGCTGGTAACTTGGCTATCGCAACCCGCTCGTTCACTGGCAACAAGTCTGCAAACGCTTACGAGCGTTCGTATGTTGGCCCAGTAGCTGGCTTTGAAACATACAAGCTTGATTACGCTAACCGTTGTGCTGCTAACACTGCAACTGTCACCATCGACACCCTTGGCGCTCAAGCTCAGTATGTTCCACAGGCGACAACCAACAGTGTTTCGGGTATCCTGAACGTTGACAACCGCTATCAGACTGTCACTGTCTCCTCGACAACTGGCGTTCTTGCTGGCGATGCGTTCACGATTGATGGCATTGAAGCTGTTCACCACATCACGAAGCGTAGCACTGGTCAGTTGAAGACCTTCCGTGTTATTTCGATTGTTGATGGCACATCGATGGTTATCTCGCCACCGATCATTGCTGCGACTGCTCCAGCAACTGATGCTGAATTGCAGTACAAGAACGTTCAATTGGTTGCTGCTTCTGCGGCTTCTCCGCTGAACTTCCTCAATACCACTGCATCGAACATCAACCCATTCTGGCGCAAGGATTCGATTGAACTGCTCCCAGGTCGTTATGCTGTTCCAGATGGCGCTGGCGTTGACGTTCTTCGTGCTGCTACAGATCAGGGCATCGAATTGGTCATGACCAAGAGGTTCGATCCACTGACCTTCCAGACGCTTTACACGCTGGACACACTGTATGGTGTGGTAATGACGAACCCTGAAATGGCGGGTATCCTGCTTTTCAACCAAGCGTAATAGAGATGGGGGGAGTTTTGGCTTCCCCCTCTTTTCTTAAAGGGGCGATGCAATGAAGATGGGCCTATACGCAAACATTAATGCGAAACGGAATCGGATCAAGGCTCAGAAGGCTGCTGGTAAAACACCGGAGCGTATGCGAAAAGTTGGCAGCAAGGGAGCGCCTACTAAGGCTGCTTTCGTTGCGTCTGCAAAGACTGCAAAGCCAATGAAGGGCAAAAAGAAATGACTGACTTCCCAACCATTCTTTATTGCGTTCCCGGGCCATTTAAGAAGCCCCGTGGTGGCACATATGCTACTCGCCCCGCTGCGGATAAAGAAGCTTTCGACGCATTGATCGCTAAAGGCTGGTCTGCGTCTTATGAAGAAGCCGCAAGCAAGTTAGACAAGAAGCCAAAGGCTAAGGCTGTTGAAATTGATGAAGTCTCTGGCCCAAGCCGTGAGGAACTGGAAGTTAAGGCGAAAGAATTAGGCGTATCGTTTAATGCACGAACTTCTGATATAACGCTGTCAGATCGCATAACGTCAGCATTGGAAGTCTGAAATGGGATATACAAAGCGCCAGTTCGTAACGTCAGCCTTTGAAGAAATAGGCTTGGCTGATTACT